CGGCAGCTTGAACACGACTCTGAGCGAGTTGGCAGACTATTACACCAAAGTTCAAAGGGCTTTCCCAGACTTCTTTGGCGGACAGGTGACTAACGGTGCTCTCCTGGTAAGTCAGGCTGAGTTCGTTATCGTGGCACCTACGAATTCTGATTACCCTAACAACCAAGCTGCTAATAGCACCAGCAACTCCTCAGCTTACGCGAACAGCGTAAACGTTCGTTCCGATTACGGCATGTGCTGGGGCGAGGTAATTGGTAACCAAATTCAAGGATTCAGGTCTCTCATCGCAAACGAATGCACTTGCGTTTCATTGCAGAACGACCCGGCGGCGTACGAAATTTACACGACTTTGACCGACCCGCTGAGAAACACTTCGGAGCAAAAGTGGTGGCCTCTCGTAAAAGCAACGTATCTTTCACTTCCGTCGAACCAGCGTCCTTCAACAGTCGACGCGGTTTCAGTGGAGGCTCAACTCGACCTTCTCAACAGAACTCAGATTAAAAACATTCGTTACTACTACCAAAACCAAGTTACGGAAAGCAACGAAAGTATTGGCATTGTTGACACAGAGGTAGACTTCCGTCACTTCGGGTTTAGAATCCGAGATGGTGCCTACGGGCAACTTCAGTCGATTTACACGATCGGTTGCGCAGTAGGCACTTGGGCTTTGAATGGGGGCTTGGTTTCTCTCACAAATAGCACGAGCAACTTCGGGTCAGTTGCGATCAAATCCGAAGGATTCTTTGGAATCAACACTGTCGGTGGTGCAGATGCCAACCAAACCGGTTTCCTGTTCGAAGGCATTCAACGGCCTCTTGCGCTCACAGAGTCTCAAGTTGTGTCGGACCAGAACAAACAAATTCTCTCTCTTGGGGCGAAAATTCTCTCGATTATTGTTGATCCAGAAAATCCCGAAATTCAACTGATTGCGTTAAGTTCGGAGTTTTCTCCGTGCTATCTTCTGCCGTACTCCCTGAAGCCCGGAAGTGCTGTGTGGGTGAGAAACCCGGCTAACGGGCAAACTTATCGTGGTTTCTTTGCAACAGATGGCGGACCAACAGTAATTTCAACCCCTGGATCTTGCGGTCTTACTTCAAGTTTAAGGCTGAGAGCATCCGACAGCAGCATTCCTTTGGCGGCTGAGGTAACTGAGCTGGAAGTTCCCTATATTCGTCGATTTGTTGACCCCCGTCCAGAGTTCGACCGGGCCTACAGTTTCAAAGTGTCGAACACATACCCAACCGTAATTCCTCCCCAGGTAGGCTCAGTTCTTCGCCTCAACCAAATCAACCAAGCGATCAACCCTGGAACTCTTCGTCCCAACGTTCAATTCGATCCCGGCGTGTTGGGGGGATGGGGGAGAATCTTCACCGTGGACCACGTGTTTACCGCAGCTTTGGCGGAGTCACCGCAGTTCAACTACGTGGTCGGAGACAGCAACGAGAACGTAAACTACTACTTCACGGCTACCGTTTCTGACTACGCTAGGCCATGGAAGCAGGAGTTTGATAACTCTGCCGGTACGATTGTCACTTACCAAGAGAGAAACTGGTACGCGGCGGAAAACAACATTTGGAACAATCTTTACTACGGAAGTGCGAACAACTTCCGGTCAAGCGCAGGTCCGTTCAAAATTGCTCCCACAGAGTCTTGCTCTCCTTTCGTCGATACCAGCGTTCTTGAGCGGCAGAATTTCATCAAACAACAACCCGATGGAGTTCCGAAAACCTACCAAGGAACCTACGCGCCAGATGTGTACATCGAAGGAGATGTGTACTCGGTGACGGACACTTACTTCCGTGGTTCTACTTATCCTTACCCATCCTATTCGATTCAATCGTACTATGATGGGGATGATGGTTCCCCGAGTCTAGGAATTTGCTTAACCAATGTTGAAAGTGGATCTACAACGCAGACCAGCAGTGGGTTAGCTCGTGTTCAGGAGGCTCCTACAGGGCCCTTAAAAGCTGGAGACAAAACAAGATATCGGCCCGCAATTGTTGCGTTTTCAGTGGCAAATGCCTCGGTTATCTCGAACCCTGAGGAGGAAGTTTCCATCATCAAGTTTGAGGGAGGGGGCAATGTTGAGTACATGCAGGTGATTGACATTTCCGGATCGACCTTGAAAGCGATTCGCCTAAATCGAACCAACAGTTACTACCCGAACCCTTCTACGGAGAATCTGACTTGGCCCTCAGGTACATCTGTGACTGTTTGTGAAACAAACAAAACACCCGACCCAATAATCTATGACCCGCTCTGGAGCAACACGAAGCAAGCTGTTCTTCGTTTCTTCGAGGTCATGGGTTACACGAACGAAGAGATTCTTCCGTATCTTGGTCCAAGGTATTGGGGAGAAAGGGCTTTGGCAATTACTTCCATCCCAATAACACCCTTCCAAGGTTACGCTTTGGTGACCGAGCGCTGGCCACTCGAGTTCAACAGCCCTTCAACAATTATTGCCAACACTCATACTTGGGCCTACTCCGGGTATTTGAACTACTCTCGTGGTTTACCAAAATATCAAAGTAGTGATCTATCCCGAAAACTTTCTGCCGACTATCAGTCGACTGTTCTGTGGGGCGGTAAAGTTACGATCACTGGGGTAAGCAACCGAGGGGAAATCGTTCTGTTTGGCCCGCAACGTCAGGCTTTGACGGGAAGGTTCTACGAAGATGTCAACCCCCTGGTCAATCCCGCGAATCAACAACTTTCTCAGTGAGTGATTAAAGGGTAAAACCTTGCATAGGCCGTTTTGAGACCCAAATGTCTTTACCAACTCCCCCTCCTTTCTCAGATCCTATTCCCAACCCTTCGCCGACAGTCCCTAACGTACCCGAGGAGTACATCGTGAAGGGTCCTTACTGGGATATGAAAGTTGTGACGACAAGCGGATTGTCAGTCACTTCCGGCGGAAAACTTCAAGTGACTGGTTCTTCTACGGTGTACCCGTCAGCTGAGACGTCTAACCTTGCCAGTTACTCTGGGCATCTGGACATCGGTAACGGCATTGGAGTTGTAGGAGGAAACAATCTGCAAATTGGCACAGGAACCAACACGATTCCTTACTATGTGAAGACAGCCCAAGGACTTCTAATTCTTGGGAATGGTTTCGATGTGAACAGCGCGACAGGCACTCTGAGCCAGGACTGACAGGGTAAAACTTACTATATTTCTAAACAACTTCCCCTTCGAAACTTAGTCAGCATTAGTAATGGCCAAATCGATCCCAATTCAATTACTACGTTCAAAAGCTTTCCGACAGAGGCCAGACGCTGCCTTTCTGCTGGAAGGTCAGCCCGCAGTCAACATCAACGAGTTTGAGCCGGGGCTGTTCTTCTCGGATTCTGCGAACAACCTGTTCAAAGTAGGTCCCACTTCAGTTGGCCCGGAAGCTCCGAACTCGGGTATTTCCGGCTCTGGGGCGCAATTTCTTCTGGTGGGAGCTGTTACAGCAGTTTCCGTTGAGGACGGAGGAACAACTTACGCCGTTAACGATGTTCTCACCGTCATTGGGGGATCGGGTACTGCCGCTACGCTGAAAGTTACAGCAGTCTCCGCAGGTGAAATCACCTCCGTCTCACTTGAGACCGCAGGCAGTTACTCGGTCTTCCCGGTTTCTCCCGTAATTGTTACCGGGGGCTCTGGCTCTGGAGCAACATTCAATCTGATCGGGGGAGTTACCTCCGCCTCTGTAAGTTTTGGTGGAACGAACTACTTTGTAGGAAACATTCTGACCCTCTCGGGTGGCACTGGCATTCCTGCGGTTCTTCAAGTTCAGACTGTGTCTGGAACTTCGGTTACCTCAGTCAGTCTGGTGACGCCGGGAAGTTACACAGTGTTCCCGGTTCCCCCTGCCGGTGTTATCGCAAGCAGTGGTACGGGTGGAAATTCAATTGGTGAGCAGTGGCTAGACACCTACAACCCGAATGCCCCTGGATTGAAAGTATTTGACGGTGTTCGGTGGAGAGGAATCACACCGATCTCAAATACCCTGTGGGTTGACGTGAACGGTGACGACGGAAACGACGGAACGAGCCCACAAACAGCGAAAAGAACAATCAAGAGCGCCTTGGCACTGGCTGAAGTTGGCACTCAAATTCGGGTTGCTGCAGGTGTTTACGAAGAGCAGAACCCTTTGGTGTTCCCTTATACGGACGTTTCGATTGTTGGGGCAGACTTACGCGACACGACTATTCACCTTCAGAACCTGAGCGACGATCTGTTCCACGTTCTTAACGGTTGCTATGTTCAGAACTTCTCCTTCACAGGGGTAGTGAACCGGGTTGAAGATCCTCCGGACTCTGGGATTACAACTCAAAAGTGGGGGATCATGTCCTTCAAGCCCGGTGTGCCCGACATCAACACACCTGGCTCGCCGTTGTATATCACACAGAGCCCTTACGTTCAGAACTGCACAAACTTCGTTACCAACAGCATTGGCCTCAACGTCGACGGCAGCAAAGCGGGCGGCCTGCGAAGCATGGTTCTTGACAGCTTCACTCAGTACAATCCTGATGGCTTAGGCGTCAAAGTTTACAACAGAGGTTACTGCCAAGTCGTGAGTATGTTCACGATCTGCGCGGATAAGTCCGTGTTGGCGGAAACAGGAGGTCTAGTTAGCGTTACCAACAGTAACTCTGACTTTGGTAACTATGGAATGTACGCAGATGGCGTTGGACCTCTGGAACAATCCGGCGAGCTGGCGAGTGCCGCGACAGTTAACAACAGTGTGTTTAGCCTAAAAAACCTAACAACGAATCAGATTCCTTACGTGGGACAGGTGATTACGGTTGGTGAACTTTACTATAATGTGTCTGGTTTCAAGGTTGAGAATCGAGGTAGTGGCTACACAAGCACCCCCACTGTTACAGTTTCGGCGCCAACCACGCCATTGAATAAGGCACCGATCCGGGCGCAAGGTATAGCGGTAATTAAAGACGGTGAATTAGACCGAATCGAAGTCGTATCCTCAGGTCAAAGTTATTCGGCTGCGGATACGCTTACGTGGACGGTTTCAATTACTGGTGGTGGGGGAGTAGGTGCTTCCGCAGAGCCAATTAAGAACCCCGTTTATTACACCGTTGCCGAAGTCACAGAAGATTACAGCAGCATTACGGATACGGTTTCGATCGCGATTCAAGAAAACCTCCCATACACACCTTCAGTTGACGACACCGTAAACTTCTGGCGTGTTAGCCGGATCATTGCGAACTCCCACTGTATGGAATACGTGGGTAGCGGAACCAATATCAACACTGCTGTTCCCTTCAAAGGTGGAACTGCCATCCAAGCTAACGAAGTCATTCAAGTCAACGGCGGTCGCGTTGCAATTACTAGCACGGACCAACTTGGTGACTTCCGCGTTGGCGAAGACCTAGTAATTAACCAAAACACTGGAACAATCTCTGGCCAAGCGTTTAGAAAGTCGATCTTGTCCATTGTGATCCCTTACATCCTCGCCCTCTCCTGATAACATGGCACTTCCATTAACAGTCTTTAAGACGTTTCCCGTTAATACCCCCGCGTCGAGCACGGTTGTTTACACTGCGCCAATTGGATACAACGCTATCGTCTTGACAGCTCAAGCGGTTAACACCTCCGGTTCCGATCAAACTTTTTCGATGACATTAGTTCGAAATTCGGTTGCACACCCTATTGTGTACAACTATACAATTCCTGCCAGTGAAGTTCTTATTGCTTCCGGTGGGACGGCAGGTAAACTGGTTCTTCAAACAGGGGACTCACTCTCGGTTTCGGGGTCGGGGACAGAGGTCAAATTTACTTTAAGCGTTCTTGAAACTCTAGTATAAGCCATGGCAGGATTTTTCGACGGGAAAGTAATTCCCGTTTCTCCTTTAACCCCTGACCCGAACCGGTATAAAATATTCGGTTTGAGGGATGCTGAGCCGAATCTTGGCGCTCCGCCTACGGACGGCTATGGTTTAGCAAGCACGGCAGCAGGTATTCGCTACTGGGCTTTGATTCCCCCTGCAGGTCCACCTGGAAACCCCGGCACCCCTGGAACCCCTGGAACCAACGGAAACCCTGGAACCAACGGAAACCCTGGAACCGACGGAACCCCTGGTATCAAAGGAGACCCCGGACTTCCTGGTACCAACGGAGACCCTGGAACCAACGGAAACCCTGGAACCAACGGAACCCCTGGCATCAAAGGAGACCCAGGGCTCAACGGTAACAACGGAAACCTTGGCCCCAAGGGCGACCCTGGGGGTGCGGGTCTCGACGGAACTGACGGAACTCCGGGTACTAATGGTACTCCGGGCACTAACGGTACTCCTGGTACTAACGGAACTCCTGGAACCCCCGGCGGCGGTATTTACGCTTTATATATTGACGACATCAGCGGATCTTTTAACGGGATTCAGAACCAATTCACCCTGCAAATTGACGGTGTGAATCTTGTTCCCGCTGTTACCCAGACCGACTTATTTTTATTTGTTGGTGGTTCGATTCAACTTCCGGGTAACGGTTTTGTCTGGAACTCTACCACCAGTGTAGTAACATTCACCTCAGCACCCCCAAGCGGTTTCTCATTTGCTGGTTGGGTTGCAAACGGTGTTGCCAGTCCCGGCACCCCTGGCGACAACGGAACCCCTGGAACCAACGGAACCCCTGGAACCAACGGAACCCCTGGAACCAACGGGGATCCGGGTCCCAAAGGTGACCCCGGAAACCCTGGCGACAATGGAACTCCCGGAACTCCCGGAACCCCCGGCACCCCTGGAACCAACGGAAACCCTGGAACCGACGGAACCCCCGGAACCAACGGGGATCCGGGTCCCAAAGGTGATCCCGGAACTCCTGGAACCGACGGAACTCCTGGAACCGACGGAACTCCTGGAACCGACGGAACCCCTGGAACCAACGGAAATCCCGCACCTGTTGTTGTGGGTGTCAACCAAATTGGCGACTTTCAGTTTTTGGGTGTAGATATTAACTCGTATTATGCCGCCACCGGCGAAACCACTTTACAACTTGGGGCAGTTTTGCCCATACCAGCAAGTTACGCAGGATTTATCGACATTAGTTACGACGCTGGTGGAAATACCGCTCAGTTCTTTGGGCCGTCACAGGCAGGAAGTACAGCAAGTTTGGGATCTTGGGCAGTTCACGGATACAGCAGTCTTAGTTCTGGCCCATTTCTTAACCCTGGTTCATTTCTAGGCGGTTATTTTTATGTTCTTTGCCAGCGAATTGCTTAACCATGAAGTACTCTTGTTTTCAACCATACAATCCGATTAAGGGTGGGCCGGAAATTCTCGTAATCTGGGATCACCCCTCACACGGTTTAATACACTTTCTTGCTAGTCCAAACGACGTTGAAGAGCACGGGAGGGAAATCTATAATGAAGCCCTTGATGGGGAGTATGGTCTCGTAATCTCTTACGAGGATTCTCACTGGTACAGCACTGTCAACGATAACGTGTGGAATAATGTAACTTACAAACTCGGTCAATTGATGATCTCGCCCTCAGGAGAACAACCACCGAATTCCACTCAAACACCTCCGTCAAAATGAGCTACGACTCTCTGGTGTAATCTAACTCCCAGCAAATAAACCCCAATGTCAAACCCACTTATACAAATCATCCCAACCCTTTCACCTTCAGAAGTCGAGACTGTAAATCATTTCCTAGATAATAACGGCGTTGTACGGCAGAAAAACACAGTCTTTACGGGTACTTCCTTTCAAGTTAACACTTCTTTCCGATCCAGCGAAGGATTCACGTTATCTGAAGAAAATTCAGTTACACAGTTAATTGGAGCATCAATTAACAAAGCCTTGTTGGATTACACGAGACGGCTTGCTCAGCTTCATACTTCTTACGTAACTTACACTTTAGCGCCAGGCTCGGGGGGGACCCGGTCGCACCGAGAAGGAATTCAAGTCCTGGAGTATAAGAAAGGACAAGAATATAAATTTCACTACGACCAAAATTGGCACCGTAACCAGGAAACGTTTTATCGAACGATCTCCGTAGTTCTTTACCTAAATTCAGAGTTTGAGGGGGGTGGAACTGAGTTTCCGGACACAGTTTACAAACCGAAACCTGGAGAGGCGTTAATCTTCCCTTCGTCCTGGTGTTTTCCACATAGGGGTCAACCGGTAATATCAGGAATGAAACGAGTGGCAGTCACTTGGTACTACGTTTACCCGGCAAGTTGAATTTCCGGGTAAAACTTTCAAAAATCTTGCACAAACCACGGTTTACTCTTGCTCGCGACCTCGTGGATAGTTTGTCAATATGCGGCTCAACATCCATCAAATTTATTTTAAGCGTTCTTGAAACTCTGGTGTAGACTATGGCAGGATTTTTTGATGGAAAAGTAATTCCTACACCTCCCCCTGATTCCGACCCCAATCGTTACAATATCCTTGGTCTTAAGGACGTTGAGCCAAACCTTGGTGTTCCCCCCGCTGACAACTACGGGCTAACAAGTACAGTTGACGGAATTCGCTCTTGGACCCTTATTCCCCCGATTGGGCCTCAAGGTCCTCAAGGTCCTCAGGGTGCCCAGGGTATCGCTGGTCCACAAGGAGCTCAGGGTGCCCAGGGTAACACTGGTCCACAAGGAGCTCAAGGAGAGCAAGGAATTGCAGGTCCACAAGGAGCTCAAGGAGAGCAAGGAATTGCAGGTCCGCAAGGAGCTCAAGGAGGTCAAGGAATTGCAGGTCCACAAGGACCTACGGGTCCACAGGGGGCAACTGGGCCTGCTGGCGGAGGGATTTATGTTTTGTATCTTGACGATATAAGTAGCGGATTTAACGGTGTTCAAACTGTTTTCACTCTTCGGATTGCGGGGGCGACCCTTCCTTCTGCCGTAATTCAGACCGATTTAGTTTTGTTCGTTGGTGGTTCGATTCAACTTCCCGGTTCAGGATTTATTTGGGACTCTGCTACCAGTGTAGTAACATTCACCTCAGCACCCCCAAGCGGTTTCTCATTTGCTGGTTGGGTTGCAAACGGTGTTGCCAATCCTGGTCCCTCTGGTCCTCAGGGTGCCCAGGGTATCGCTGGTCCTCAAGGAAATCCAGGTCCACAAGGAGGACAAGGAGGACAAGGAATTGTAGGTCCACAAGGACCTCAAGGAAATCCAGGTCCACAAGGAGGACAAGGAGGACAAGGAATTGTAGGTCCACAAGGACCTCAAGGAGAGCAAGGAATTGCAGGTCCACAGGGAGGACAAGGAGGACAAGGAATTGCAGGTCCACAAGGACCTCAAGGAGAGCAAGGAATTGCAGGTCCACAGGGAGGACAAGGGTTTCAAGGGGAGCAAGGATTCCAGGGAAATCCGGGTCCACAAGGACCTCCGGGTCCTCAAGGAGGACAAGGGTTTCAAGGGGAGCAAGGATTCCAGGGAAATCCGGGTCCACAAGGAGGACAAGGGTTTCAAGGGGAGCAAGGATTCCAGGGAAATCCGGGTCCACAAGGAGCCCAAGGGTTTCAAGGAGAGCAAGGAATTGCAGGTCCACAAGGAGCTCAGGGTCCGCAAGGACCTCAAGGAGAGCAAGGATTCCAAGGAATTGCAGGTCCACAAGGACCTCAAGGAGAGCAAGGATTCCAAGGAATTGCAGGTCCACAAGGACCTCAAGGAGAGCAAGGAATTGCAGGTCCACAAGGACCCACTGGTCCGGTGTCTGTGCCAGGGGTTTCAGCTGTCGGGGATTTTTCTATATTGTCTTTTTGGGTAACCATATACGGGGGGCCATACATCGACACGGTTAACCTAGGAGACCTCGTTTCAGGTTGGTCTTATTCTGGTCTGAACTCTCTTTACACCAACCCCTCACCGTCAGACCCTGGCGCTCCCTCTGGAGTTCAAGCGACGTGGGCAGGTGCGGCTGCTGGCACTTGGCAGGCACGCTCGTTTAGCAACGCGGCTGGTGTTGGTTACGACACAACGGGCTGGCGGCTTTATGCTCAATTCTGCAGAATAGCCTGAGTCTATTTTCTTAGACCCACATTAAACTGAAAAAGTTGAAGTTGAGCTGACCTGTCACACTCAAAAACTCAAATGTCAAACCCACTAATTTCAAAACTTTGCACAAACTATGGCTTACTCTTGCTCGCAACCTTATCACTTTAGTGAAATTCAGGCTGGAATTTCCCTGACCTGGAATCACCCAACTTTCGGCCCCATCCCGTTTCTAGCGATGCCAAACGACGTGGAACCCTACGGAGTTGAAATCTACAATGAAGCACTGGCCGGTGAGTACGGCCCTGTGGTCTCTTACGCGGACTCCCATTGGTACTCCACAACGGACGGAAATGTGTGGCAAGGTAAAACTTACGGTGTCGGAGGTCTAATGATTTCTCCCACCGGAGAACAACCCCCGAACTCAACTCAAACACCTCCTCCACAACCCTGAGTTAAAATGTTACAACCCCAAAACCTATTTGTCAGCTGGGACGGAGAGGGCTGGCGTCAGTCCCCCTTTGACTGGAACAACTCTCTGGATGACTCGAAAGAGTTTATGATCTCTCAGACGGATTCTTTCGCTTACAAAACTTTATCCCCGAGCGACTGGTACGTTACACGTCAAGTTGAAGAAGCGGTTCCCGTTCCAGCGGAACTGGGCGCATGGCGTCAGGAAATCCGGAACTCAGCCAGAATCAAGAGAGAAAGTGTGCTGGAATGCGACACGAAAGAAGAGCTGAACACGTACACCAAGAGCGAAGAATACCTGTTCTGGCCTGATCAACCACCTGCCTGAGCCCGTTAGAGGGTAAAACCTTATAAAGGACTCCAGTTCGCGCAAGCCATGACTGTAACAAAGACTTCGCACTCTCTCAGCTCTTCTTGGACTCAAGAACAATTTCTAGATGATCTGCTGAAGCCAGCATTCATCGATGCCGGTCTGATTGCAACGGATTGGCACGATAGTTTCACAACCACGGGAGGAGGCGGATGTGGCGGTCCATCACAAGGAATGCCCGGCAGCCCAGGGGTGTCCTACCCTGTCAGAATTCTGAAACTAACTTACGATAATGCCAAAACTTACGGAAACACTCACATCGCCCTGAGTGCGAGCACCGCCGCTGCCCATAGAAACTTGGCAATTCGTCTAACCTCAAGCGACTGGGATTCCGCAACTAATACACCCAACGGTACGGGTGGCGGCCTAGATTGGAGCGGAACACAAAAGACCGTACCCCGCTGGTACGGTGACAGCGTTTCAGGATCTTACGTACCCTTCTTTCCGCCTTACAATTACCCATGTAACGCTGGCGTTGGAGGATACACTGCAGTGCAGCACGGGGCTTTCGTAGCTTCGATAGTCAACACCGGCACGGTTGTCGCGGAAGTGTACAGAAGTTCTTTGAACCCCGCCTTCAGCGTGATCAGACTTTCCGGTGCGGGATTTAACGGTGGCGTACCAATAATGATGACGTTCGTAGCTCCGGGAATGAGCGTTCCGGGCTGGATCGATCTTGACAAAGTCAATATGAACCCGATGTTTTATATTGCGGAGGCCGGCAATGGGTCAACTGTTAATGCAACACTCTCGATGAGGTCAGTCCACCGACTTCGTCGTTCAGCACTGCATTCTGGTGTGGACACTTCGACTTCAGAAGATCAACTTCAGTCAAGCACTATTACTGAGCTCAGCTACACCTCTTGTAGCACAGGTTTAGAGACCATGGGAGCTATTACTATACCGAGTTATTACTCGTCAGGTCTTACAAATCCTGCTTTTACCAGCAATGTCGCTCCGATCATTACTGGTCTTCCCTTCTCCATGCTCACCACTGACCCGTGGCCTGCGGATTTTGGTTTCTGGGCTCCATTTGGAACTAACACATATGATAACGGCGACACTTTGTCAATCTCTGCTGGCACTAATGAGTGGGAGGTGATTGATGGAGTTGCCCTTCCGACTGACAGTTACGCTTCCCTTCTCCTGCTGGCCAGAGTTGCCTAATGGCGACTTACATTATTACCGATAGCGTATATGCTGCGGGTTCGTACTCTGCGGCGTATTTAGGGACAGGAACCGCGACTCTCACACCCATCGACATAGTCGACGACGTATACGCTTCGGGTTCGTACTCCCTGGTGTACTACGGAACCGGGTTCGCCACCCTGAAGCCCCTTCAAATTACTGATGCGGTCTACTCCGCGTATACGTCTTACTCTGTTGGTTTCCTATCCACAGTGGGCGCAAGCCTGGTGCCAAACTCAACACAGGGTTTGTACTCAGCTTACATCAATGGATACGCTCCGACGTCTATCTCAACTATTTCCGCAATTTTATCGCCGACGGATATTTCAGGAACGTTGGTGATGGGCGCATTTCTGTTCCCTGCACAAACTCCAACTGGGCCGACAACGGGGCAGATTTGGCCCCTTGGTTGGCCGTATTAACTCAAAATCTCAGTTCACTTGCGTTAGAACTTCTCCAGGGTAAAATTTGTTAGTTCTTGCGATTTTACAAAAATGGCAGCCCCCAACATTAAAAGCTCGGCGACTTTGACATCTGTTTACGGAAAGTCAGCTGGTTATGCGGTTACTACGACTATGGCCGCAGCACTCAGCAATGCCGCCAGTAGTGGCAAACTGTTGAAAATTAACTCCGTATACTGCGCCAACGTGGACGGCTCCGCAGCTGCTGACATCAGCCTGGAGCTTTACGACGGGACCACCGGCTTCAATGTCGCCAGCACGATTGCCGTTCCAGCTGACGCTACGCAGGTGTTGGTGACGCGGGAAGCATACATTTACTTGGAGGAAGGACAAAGCCTTCGTGCGCAAGCCAGCTCCGATAGTGATCTGGAACTTGTTATCAGCTACGAGGAAATCAGCTGATGATCGGCATCGGAACGAATGGCGGACTGATCGGCCCACGGCGTGTTCCGAGTACCGGAAGCGCCAGCGGGGTCTGGGATCCTGAGGAACAAAAGCTCGCAAAGGGTGCGGGGATTTGGCCTATTAATGCGTCAAATTCAGCAAGGTACTTTCGGTTAGCAAATTTTGCCAACACGGCACTTGATAGTGATACTTTAGACTTTGGTGAGATTGAAGTTTACGACGGCAACACTCTGCATACCGGAATTACATGCACAAGCAACATCACATGGAATGCCGGTCAAAATAGCTATCTTGTCGATGGCATTACGGGTCAATTCACCCGTTCGTATGTTCAAAGCTGGAGCAGTATACGGTCAACAGCAACTATTACATTGGATCTTGGCTCAACTAAAACCGTCACTCACATAAAAATCTTTTGCCTTTATGCCGCAAATAGATTTCCTGCATCATTTGACCTACAAAGCTCGGCTGACAACACAAGTTACGGCTACCTTGCCACAGTAACAGTTGGAACTTTAACTGCTATAGGTGATTTCGCTTACTCCAGTAGCAAGTTGGCCATCTAATCATGCTTTGCTCCCATAACGCCACCCCCGCATCACCGGAGCCCTGAATCATGGCACTAATCGGTTACAACGGCGGCCTTCGAGGCAAGCCCCGCATCCCCTCTACCAGCAACGCCAGCGGTATCTGGGATCTTGACGAGCAGAAGATCGCGGCGAGCGCAGGGATCTGGCCAAGCGCAGGCGGCGACCCGTACTGGGCCAGTGTATCCCTGCTGGTCCCGATGACTGGCGCGGACGGCAGCACGACATTCACGGATGTCAGCAGCTTTGCTAGGGCGATCACCCGCACGGCGCCTGCTGAGATTGACGATGCCCGCTGGCCGTTTGCTGGCGCTGGATCGAGCGGCCTGTTCGGCTCTGGCGGCCGGTTGGAGACGACACTTGACACAGCCTTGGGGACAGGAGACTGGACGATTGAAGGCTTTGTGTATGTTCCTTCTCGGGCGGCGGTAACGCCCATTGTCACGATTGGGCGTTACTATCAAGCAACCGGTCTCATGTTATATATCGACATCGACGGCAAGCTGGGAACCTATAGCGAGCTTGGCAGCTTTTTTGTGCAGAGCACATCAACATTGGCTATCGGCAGCTTCCCGCACATCGCCCTAGTTAAGTCCAGCGGCACCATCACCCAGTACATCGAAGGAACGGCAGGAGGAAGCGCGTCAAACTCGCAGAATCTTTCAGAGGTGGATGTCAGAATCGCCGCCGAGTATTACAACACCACATACGGGCCGGGCCTCATCAGCAACATGGGGCAATTCAGGATCACTCGCGGCGTTGCCCGCTATACCTCCGACTTCACACCTCCCACCGCTCCCTTCCCCAACTTCTAACCATGCCACGTCTCGGAAGCAACGGCGGCCTCATGGGCCCACGCCGCGTCTCTACTACAAGCAACGCCAGCGGCAGTTGGCTGCTCGATGAGCAGTGCGATGCGCAGAGGGCAGGGATCTGGCCAGTAATTCCGGGCGGTGAAATTCCCGTCGGGTCAATCACCTATAGCCAGTCATCTGTCTATTCGGGCGTCAGCCCAGCAGACAACGCAACCATGACAAATGGGTCGTTCTTGGATAGCAGAACGGCAACCAGTGCCAATGGTCCTAGCGGCGTCATTGAGTGGGTGCGAATGGATCTTGGAGCGGTGTATCAGGTCGGGTCCGTGGTGATTGGAACGGGCACTTCGAATGTTCCGGGAGGATGGAGTAAGATTTGGTCAGAAAATAGAGATGTTGAGTATTCGATTGATGGAACAAATTGGACCTATGCTTTTACGACTCCGGGGATCCACGGAGGTCAGCCCCCCACTGTTTTTCCGGCCGATGGTATTTATACTTACCCCGTAGATTTTACTGCCCGTTACATCAGGTTCTCAAAGGGAGCAGTCGGTGGGAACTATGTGCTGATCTCGGAGTTCTACGCTCTGGCGCCAGGACAAACGTACAGCCCAAATCCCATCCCCGCACTGTCCCCCGTTCTCTGGTACGACTTTGCCGATGAATCGACTGTTACCACTTCGGGAACTGCGATCACGTCGGTTACAGACAAGGGAAGCAATGGCTGGACATTATCAGTTGGCGGCACAAGCCCACAGTATGTTACTGGTATCAACGGCAAAAAATGCCTGGACTGGGGCGCAAGTCCAGCTCATAGCAACTTCATGTACCACGCTAATAACGATGGCACTCCAATAACAATCGGGGAAGTGTATGTGGTTGTCGATGCTGCTTTTGGCGGCACCGCAGGCAACTATGCCGGTCTTCTTACCGCACACAATGGTAATTGGTACGTGCTGGCAATCGCCTCATCGTTGACGGAAGACGGGACTGGTTTTAACCAGCTTTCCATCAATAACAGTAGTAACAAGTTTTCAGGCGACTTGTTTGGTTCACCCTCTATCGATTTTCCTGCCATTATGCGAATCAATAGCTCCTCCGGTAACACGATCTTCTCAAGTTCTGGTATTCAAATAGGCAACGATCGCAACTTCTCCTACCTCAACCGTGGCTGGTCCGGCCTGATTGGCGAGTACGTCATCTTCCCCTCCGCCCTAAGCCCCACTGACCGCGACGCCGTACAGGCATGGCTTGCCACAAAATGGGGCATTACACTGGTTTGACCGCAGGGTAAAACCGTATATCAGACCAACTCTTAGACCCTGTTCTGTTCAGATTATGGCCGTAACAAAACAAATTTACTCGCTGACAGTTGGCTTCAGCCCAACCGATGTCATCAACCAACTGGGGCAAGCTTTCATCGACGCGGGTTTAATGGTCGGTTGGCACGACCAATTCACGATAGGCAACTCTAGATTTGCCGTTTATGAGTGTGTTTATGATGGCGCAAAGCAATTTGGGACAACCTACTACGTGTTCTGGGTCAGTCCTACTCGAGCTGGTTGTTTTGTTGGAACAAATGGCTGGGAAACGGTCGCTCACACATTCACGGGCACTCAGTATTTAGACTACGCGCTCCAGCCGTCAGATGCCTACGGTCAATCGCTGGATTATGGCGGTGGTGCAACAAGTCTCACATCACCGATGACTTTCAGCAACGCTACCACGCTTGACATATTCAGGTATACTTCTACGGCTGATTCAAAACAAAGTTGGTTTTTGTTTAGACAAGGTCTACCTGTCTCATATCCTTTCGCAATTCATCGCGCTGATACTCCTTTGTACTCGTGGTTGGACTTGGACACGGGTATGATCCCAGGTCTTTATAGCGTAGCCGCCGGCACATCTAATGCGACAGGATCTGTTCAATTTTACCTTCAAGAAAACATTCAAAGAGCCTATCCCTACGGTCAAGCACAGGTAGGTGCGCCTAACCCTTATTACTATAATGCGTACGGCTGGCACGGCTTGTGGTGTGGTACGTATGCTTACTACGGCACGGGAAAAGTCTATGGCGGTTGGAACGTGAATGCCAGCTTCGGAGTGAACGGGAAAGTAATTATCCCCGTGGGTTCCCCCGAGGTTAACCCAGCGTATCTAGCCCCGTTCAACCCAATTTGCTCCGAACTTCCTTGGACTTCTTTCTCCTCAACCCCTCTGGCGACTGATTTCGGAGTCTATATGCACTACGCCAACAACACACTAAACTTCGAAGACCGGTTCGTCGTTGACCCCGGCGTCGAAGAGTGGGAAATTCTCAACTGCACAAATAACGCCACGGTTACAACTGCCGTTAGCCCAACATTCCTGGCTCGTGTGGTCTAACGATGGCCACTTTTCCGATCAGCAACGACAGAGTTAATCTCGACCTGTTCCCCTCGGGGGATTGCCCAACTTTGCCAACCCAGGGTCAAGTTTGGCCGCAAGGGTTATTCTTCGGGTCATACGCTAACCTTGCAAATGGGGCTCCTGCAGCCCCCGAAAGCACAGATTTCGTTGATTACCTTTACCCAGTGTCGACTAATTGATGACGTAAGATGGCAACTTTTCCGATTGGTGACGACTTTATCTACGGACTTGTTAGCTCCACCTCGTTTACAGAGGTGAGTGATGGTGGCCAAGGGGAATTGTTGCCAAGGTATTGGTCTGCCCAAGGGTTACTTAATCTACTTCCGGGTTTCACGTCCCTTACGCCCATACTTAACCAAACGAGTCAAGTATCGGTTCGCACATGGCCCGCTCAAGGTTTACTCAACCTGCTACCGGGGTTCACTTCTCTCACGCCGCTCGTCAACCAAACAAGCGAGGTTTCGGTTCGAACTTACCTCGCAACCAGCACCCTGAATATGAATTTCTCAGGTTCTCCAACTTGCAACTGGCCGACCCTTCCAACCACGGGACAAATCTGGCCGTTAAACAATTACTTCTACGAGTACGCGTCAGCTTCACCCTCCCTGACACCTCAGCAAGAATTCACCGACTATCTTTACTGGGTTTGAGTTTAACTTCTCTCTAATTTCTAGCCATGGCAGCTCCCAACATCAAAAGTTCAACAACTTTAACATCCGTCTTCCGGAAATCAACTGGTTACGCGGTCAATTCGACTCTGGCTGCAGCACTCAGTAATGCCACTGGTAGTGGAAAAAGACAAAGCTTTCGCGCGCAAGCGAGCTCCGATAGTGCTCTGGAACTTGTTATCAGCTACGAGGGGATCAGCTGATGCTTGGTTTCAACGGCGGATTGATGGGCGTCCGGCGCACGCCGACAACCGGTTCAGCGTCTGGGCTGTGGTTCCAGAATGAGCAGAGCGTGGCGAAGCGTGCAGGAATTTGGCCAATTTCTGGAGGCATTGCCGGGCTAAATCCAGTTCTCTGGTATGACTTCGCAGATGAGTCAACTGTCACAACATCAAGCGGACAGATTACGCAGATTACAGACAAAGGAAGCCTTGGCCGTACACTGACAGCCAGTGCTACCGGACCAACCTACGCGACAACAATCAACGGCTACAAGGTGTCAGATTGGGGCACCAGTGCTCATAGCAACTGCTTGCGCAATACCGATACAACAGGTTTTACCGTTGAAGAAATCTACTGCGTAGCAGACAGCAGCGAGACCAGCAGCATTACAAACTCAGGATTGCTTGGTAGCTATACGGACGTTGACAAGACAATCATTATGAACGGGTCAGGTACAGGTTTTGAGGGGCCACTTGGCGGAAACTACTACATAGATCGAGTCTTTTTGAATGGTGGCACAACAGATAGATACTCTAATGTGTTCTCAGAAATTGCAAGCCCTTGCATTTTGCGAATGCTTGATACACGTGGGGCCATCACTGGAACGACCGGAGGATTCCAAATTGGAAGGGATCGCGGAAACGGCAACCGTGGCTGGCGCGGCCTGATCGCTGAAGTTGTCTGCTTCTCTTCCGTATTGGGCAGCGATGATCGGGCAGTAGTACAAAACGCGCTTGCTTCTAAATGGGGCATCACGCTGGTTTGACCGCAGGGGTAAAACCTCCTATAAAGGGTTTAAGTTTGTTGTATGCCAACTCTAATTTTCCCGTCGCCTGCTTACAACGGACAGATCTACCCTGATCCCCCTATCGCAGGTGTAGATCAATACGAGTATAACGAGCAATTTGACACTTGGGAGTTGCTTTCAAGCGGACCTGGACCGGTTGGGCCTGTCGGACCGCCGGGACCGCCAGGACCTTCTGGAACGCCGGGAACTCCCGGGACTCCTGGTTCACCTGGGCCTACAGGTTCGCCGGGACCAACTGGCACTCCAGGTACTCCCGGAACTCCTGGTTCACCTGGGCCTACAGGTTCGCCGGGGCCAACTGGTACCCCTGGAACTAATGGATCTCCTGGTTCTCCTGGGCCTACAGGACCAACTGGTACTCCTGGAAATGATGGGACTCCTGGTTCTCCTGGGCCTACAGGACCAACTGGTACTCCTGGAAATGATGGGACTCCTGGTTCTCCTGGGCCTACGGGACCAACGGGACCGGAAGGACCTGTGGGACCGCCCGGACCTCCTGGAGGAGGATCGTCGGAATTTACGTTTACATATTGGACAACAAACTTACTCCCTGCGGGGGGCGCTGAAAACATTAATCTTGGTATGGGGAGTTTGTTCAACCTGGTGTCAATTTCGTCGGATTCGCAAATGTGGATTCGCGTTTATGGTGAGCCAACGGCAAGAGCCGCTGACACAAGAACATCCCCTGGTGGAACTCCCCCCTTGAGTGGAACTGGTTTCTACGCTGAAGCTGTAACGACAACGGCAGAGGAGACAATCACCTTTGCGCCCCTGCCAGTTGTTTACACGGGAACCGGTTTAACTTACGTAAGGGTAGTAAATATGGCCTCCAGTCCACAAACACTGGAGCTAGTGTTCCAAACACTTGAAATCGTTCCTTCTCCACCCGGCTGATAAAACATTGTGGTACTCAACAAAGTTCAACTGTTAAATAATGTTGGGGTAGCAGCCGGAAGTTACGTTAACCCGAACCTCATCGTGACATCTGACGTGGGGTAAAATACCAACAAGAAGGTGAGAAAGTTTAATGGCACTCAGCAAAGTTCAACTATTTAGCCCCACACCGTTCATTCCCCCCGGATCCCCGGCAAATAAAATTGTCGCCCCGTTAGAAGTTTTAACAGGCACTTACTTCTGCAATAACTTCACCCTTAACAGTGGTACGAACTGCTACATTCGGGACACGGTTTACATCATGGCCCGTGGCGACGTAATTATCAACGGTGGCATAAGAGGCGACGGGGACGAAGCAGGTGTTCTTCCTCCGATGAGTTATTCCATCTTAGGCAGCCAGTGGAGTTCAACAGTGGTAAGTCAGTCCGATCTGTTCGGAAATTACGGAAACTACAACGGTGCAGGTATTGCCGGGGCGCGAACGGCCATAGGCGGTTTAGCTTCTGAGGCGATTGTGAATTTACGGGGTTCAGATGGTGCCTCAGGGTACTTAGCTAAGCTAGGCACGACCCCTGTCGGCGGTCATTTCTCTTCGGGAGGTCTTGCCGGAAAGACCCTCATCGTTCGAGCTCTAGGAAACATTATAATTGGCTCCAGTGCCTTTATTAACTGTAATGGGCAATGGGCACAAAATTGGGGTGCCTCGCTATTCCCTTTACCCCCGGAGCTTGTGATGTCAGGTGCCGGCGGTGGATCAGGGGGCGTAATCATTTTAGACGCTGATGGGTTATGCGTCAATACCGGATCTCTTGCCGCCACAGGTGGTAAGGGAAGCAATGGTTTAAATGGTAGTTTTGGTGGTGGTGGTGGTGGCGGCGGTATTATTATCGTTCAGTCACGTTATGAGACTTCCGTGCTAGGAACGACGGCTGTAAGCGGGGGACTTGCAGGCGACTCTTCAGGCACTCTCCTGGGCTCAGGGGGCGGAGGAGGTTGCGGGGGGTTTGGGGGAAATGGGGGGGTAGGGTACGTACCTGGTGATCTCAACCCTAGAGCTCCGTTGAACGGAGCCGTAGGAGTTGTTCGACAATGGGGTACTCCTTGGTAATGACTTTAGACACAAACATGAACTATTCTGTCACTGATTGCTACTACGCGGATGTAGACCACAAAACCATAGCTTGCTGGCTAGAGATACCAGATGCGGAAAAAATGTTTCTACTTCTTACAGCGGACGCTCCAGATTCAACAGCAACTTTTTATGAAAACGCTCTGAACGGGGAGTATGGTCCCATCACAAGTTACACTGACTCTCACTGGTATTGCACACTACACGGGTTTTACTGGAATGACCAGTACTACGGTTTAGGGGATGTAATGGTTTCTCCATCTGGAGAGCAACCTCCCAACTCCACCAACGAACCAAATCCTTACTACTTTACGCGAGTTCTATCATGAAAGCACAAGTACAAACCTACAGCGGGTGGAATGGGGAAACCTGGATTCAAGCCTCGTTCCAATGGTCGGATTCTCTCGAGACTGCCAAAGAAAGCCTAAAGACTCTGACAAATACCCAAGCATACACTTACCTACAACCATCGGATTGGCTGGTAGTTCGACAAACTGAAACAGGAGTCGATGCTCCAGAAGTCTGGACAACGTGGCGTCAGGAAATTCGTGATTGCGCTATCCGGAAAAATCAAGAAATCTCCCTCTGTTCTTCAAAAGAAGAACTTGCTGAGTACACCGCAAGCGACCAATACCTGGAATGGCCTGACTCACCCTAGAAGTCGAGAGACAACTCCTCTGAGTCGGATTTTTTGAACGACCCGTACAGACTCTCCGGAGTCTCATATTCACCGCAACCCTTACTTCGGTTGGCACTGGCGAGGACGATTGCGTACCTCGCCTTTTCATTATGGAACTTTTTCCAGGACTCCCAGAGCGTCTCGAGTCGAAACTTCTTCGCAGTCGGCGGGCCAACCAACGCAATGTCCGTGTACCTTAGTTTATTTTCAGTCATGAAAATATCGGCAATCTCGCTGAACGACAGCCCAGTATGATCGACGTCTGTGCGCATTCCTCGACGAATTTGCTTGCCCGTTAGACAGCAGACGCAGGGCAACTCAACCTGATCTCGAAATTTCTTCAACTGATCTTTGACGGCGCCACGCATCGCAGACTTCACGGCATTGTAATGCTTTTCCTCCGCAGTTGCCGCAGAGGCGATCTTCTTGGTCGGATATAACGCCTCTACCAGCTTGCTCTTTGAAATCGGCTGGCGAGTTCCAGCTCTCTCGAGTGAGAGCATCTTCACTTTTCGCCCACCGGCAATCTCGACGTTGCGAAGGTAAACAGCAGTCTCAGAATCCTGACCCAGTTTCCCCCACTGTTCGGTCAATCGGCAGCTGCGAAGAATGAACTCGGCAGGCTCACCACACAGACGACTGCCTGCGCGATGGTTGCCAATGATTCGGCCAATCTTTTCGTTGTACTGACCTTTGTTCAGATCGAAAGTAGTTTTTCCAAGTGTCATGACATATTTCGCGGAATATCCCGCAGTTTCCCTCGATAACTTTACCCACCACGGCTCTCGCTATAGTGAATGAGTGAGTGGTACCCGTCGATGTGAACACCGTCATTCGTCAACGCGACGACCTAAGACTGCTGGAAGGCACGCAGGTTGAATGTTCGGGTCGGGTCAAAGAGTTTCGCCGTCACGAAAAACGTCAAGACCTTGACACCATTCTCCTTGTCAGCTTGATCGTTACTCCCCTACCAATCGGAGAGTCGATTCTGGTTAGCCACCTGTGGTTTCTTCGCCGTCAGTTCAAGAAGATTGGTCGCGTGCCAGAGCAAAACGAGCGTGTCAAATTCTTCGGGGAAATCTACTGTTACACTCGCCTCGGAGGGAAATCCATCGACCGAAACCTGTTCGGATCTACCGACTACGGGATTAAGCCACTAAGTTACAATGCAAATTGAGATTGTCAACCACTTCACCAACACCGGAAAAGAGTTCTTTCGATTTGAACTCTACGACGGGCCAGACGGAATCGAGCACGTAAGCGGTTTCGCCTCCGATCTGGTTGAAGCTTTCAGCAAGATTATTGAGTGGAGAGAGCGAATCGGCCAAGACTACTACAACGAAATTAACGATGAAACCGACTACTGAGGAACTTGCCCGTTTTCGGGAGAGCGCAACCGAATGGGCCAAAGAACGCCTCGCCGATGCGTCCACAGTCATAATTGACACGGAAACCACCGGCCTGCCAAGCAAAGATCCCGACACCGAAATTTGCCAGTTGGCGATTACCGACGTTAAGGGTCGCCCGCTCTTCTCGATGCTAGTGAAACCCAACAAGCCGATGAACGACGAGGTGATTGCGATTCACGGTATCACCAACGAACAAGTTCAAAACCAGCCCATCTTCTCTCAAATTGCCAAGATGGTCGCCTTCGTTCTTGAAGGTAAGCACGTTGTTTGCTGGAACAGTGACTTCGACGTGAAACTTCTATGGTCTCTCTTCAAGAAGTACGATCAAAAACTACCGAAGATTGCCGGTGCGTCCTGCGCGATGGACCAGTATTCCGAGTGGGTTGGCGAGTGGAACGCGAAGAAAGAAGGTTTCAAATGGCAGCGCCTTCCCGCCCTTTCCGGAATGCCAGCTCACGACGCTTTCGCAGACTGCCTTTCAACCATCAAAGTGATTGAGATGATGGCGGGATCGATGAGCAAGGAAGAACTCAACGCTGAGGATATTGACCTCGACTTCTGATTTACACGTGGCACTCTCCCCCTATACTATTCCCGACCAACTCACTGGAACAATGTACGAATTTGGGCGTTATCGTCTAACATACGAGCCCCCCTCCGATGTAGTCGAAACCGAAATTTCGATGACCATCTCTTCAGACGCGACTCTACCTCAAATGGTAGAGCTCTTTCAGAATTTCCTTCAAGTCAACGGGTATCTACTTGACGGCGCAGTACTGAAGGTCTCAGAAGAATGAAAAACAGCAATCCCTGGTTCATTGAAGGGTCGTCTCGCGCCCGCCTTGTTTGGGTAACTCCCGACGCTGAAGAGCACATCGCCTACATCGCTCGTGTCAGCAACCCGAAGAATCAAGAGAACGAAAAGTTCGAAGGTCTTCTGAAGTATTGCATCAAGCAAGGCCACGTTTCGGTGTTTGAGCAGGCTTATATGTGCGTGGAGTTGATCACTCCGCTGGCAATCGCAACGCAAATGCTTCGTCACCGGTCTTTCTGCTTTCAGCAATTTTCGCTACGTTACAGCTCGAACGAAGAGTTGAAAGATCTGCTTGGCGAATTCGGCTCCCTGTACTACATTCCTGAAGAGGCGCGAGTTCAGGATCACAGGAATCGTCAGAACAGCATCTTTGCGGATGACGCAAAGCTGACTGACGAGATGATGAACACAATGCAGTCCGCTTACACAGTTGCAGACCTCGCCTACAATGATCTCCTTAAAAGTGACATCGCGAAAGAAGTCGCCCGCTTCGTACTTCCGCAGGGTGGTTACACTCGTATGTACGTCACAGGTAATGTTCGCAGCTGGATGCATTACGTTGGGGTACGTGACGACGAAGGTATTGCTCAGTGGGAGCACGTTGAACTCGCCCGCGCAATCCGCCCCATCTTCTCAACGCAATTCCCCACCGTCTCCAGAGCCTACTTCAATCGGGAGCCTTCTTCCCTAGAGATTGAAAACCAAGAACTCAAAGCTGAGATCGAAACCTTGAAAGCTATCCTGCGGGGCAAACTCTGAAATGGCAACGTTGACTAAACAGCTCGTTCACGCCCACTGGCACATTCTGGAAGACTGGCCGAAGAAAGATGGCGATTACGTTGTTTGTTTCCTTCAGGACAACGGCGATTACGGCTGGCCGGACATCTGGGAATTCACTGCCCGCGACGGGTGGGAACCCGTTGCCGGCCAAGATCACGCAGACCAGCCTACGCACTGGTGCGACTTACCCATGCCTCGATGATTGACAGACCGAAACTAGAAACCAACTTTCAATTTCGGAACGATCCAGCTCCCGTCGTGGTGGTAGATTTTCACGTCTACCTTCACGACATTCTTCGCTGGTTTGAGGAAAAGATTGAAAACTCGTTCAAGCCCGAGGTTGAAGACAAACTCCTCAAAGGTGCCTGGGCGCTCAAAATAAATCGTGGCCCGGATATGCTCCCTCGCCACTCGTACCGCATCGTGGTTGTGGCCGATAGCAGATTCTCTGATACAGGGAACTATTGGCGAGACCGGTTCATGCGGGAGTCAACAACCGTGAAATCCGCTTGGGAACAGTATGCTGAGGCGCAAGGTAAAAACCTTTCTGAAATTTCTACACATTACAAGGGAACCAGGGGCGAGAAAACCGACAACTTCTGGCGTGTTTTCAACGTCGGATGGTCGTATTGTAATGAGTACTTCCCGATTTTCGCTCAGGAAGGTTTCGAAGCGGACGACATTGCGGGCGCTATCTATCGCCTCAGTCGGGATAGCGGCGCTGACAGCGTTGTTACTCAGCGGCAAATCTTCCTCTCGACCTTAGATCGTGACTGGAGCCAACTTGTCGATGAAGAACATGGAGTCTACTTCGCAAACACCCGAGTACCGTTCCCAAAGGAGAAAATACAGGAGAGACTTGTCGGCAACCAGGGCGTTATTGAGCATACTCTTCATCGCATGGGTTACGAACTCGATCATCCTCGCAATCTCGCTGATTGGAAAGTCAAACACGGTGATCTGGGTGACAATTTGCCTCCAGGCAGCCCTAAATGTCTCTTTGATCTTTGCGAACCGAACCCTCATTATTCTGTTGAGGAAACGGCACCGTGGTATAGTCGACTTGTGGAGTGTTTGAACGATCCGAATCCGAACGATCGCGTTGACCACTTTGAATCAACGATTCGTCAGTTTGCGAAGATCTGCCTTGAGCCCCCTGTGAGGCTTTAATCAGGGTAAAAGTTAACAGCTAAGCTGAATAAGGATGTCTGATGCCGCCTACCAGGCGAAGTACCTGTCGATGGCGCGTCTCTTGTGGGAGGCGGCAGAGGGTTTGCCTGAAAGAATTTCTGATAACTACTCTAATTATCTTCGGCACGATTATTCTGACGGTTCCGTTTCTCTCGCGCCGCTGATCAACAAGTTTGACTTTGCCGATGGCCTGGAACCCGAAGAGTGGGACGAGGCCGTCGAGATTCTTGGCAAAGTGGACCCGTCTGATTGGCCATTTGTTGACGACATCGTTTCAGTCAACACAGAAGAACTTCTGCGAATCTACGACGAAGACGCAACTCCTGGGTGCGAGACTCAGGACTTCATCGAAGATAGCCTAGGGTGCGGTGAAAAGTGTGAGCAGGTGCTGCAGAGGGTAATTGAGTCCGTGTTTGGCTCACCTGTAGAAAAGATTCGTAGCAATTCCGGCGACTTTCCGAAAGAAGAGAATCAGTTTCTTCAGAAGGGTGACGGAACATTTGCCGGCACGTTTATGCACGGCGACCACAAATTCAACTTTGAAATTGCACCCACTGAGAGCGGTTGGCTTTGCACATATCGCATGAAGGCGGACTCGCTTGACAGTCTGCCACCGGTTCCGAATGAGCACAAAGACGAAGACGACGAAACGAAGAAGGACTACACACGTAGAGTGCGAACTCGGGGGTGGAAATAATGGCTAATCCTGGCGGTCCGCTGAACATGGTCGGCATTACGCCGCAGCTTGTTTCAAACTTAGTCACAACGAGTGTGAGCTCCGGAGTTACATCCAGCGCGAATCAACTCCTGGCAGGCGTTGCGAACCAGAGCCTTGCACAAGCGGGTTCAGCTTTGGTGGGGAATGCTGCCGGCAACCTTGTGAACGTCGGTATCAACTCTCTTCTTGGGACGCAAGTCGCTGGTGTTTCCGGCCTCAATTTGAACACCGGAGCAAACGTTCTTGCCTCAACGATCACACCTTTTGTTACAGGTGCGCTCGCGCAAGGAATCAACCAGTCGATTCAAAACAGTCTGAAAGGTGCTGGGCCACTTGGTCAAGTTCTGGCCGAGATCGGGACTGGCCTGGTAAATCAAGGCCTCAACGGTCTTACGAACTTGATTGGCGGGGGAATCACGCCCGGTTCGGGCTTAAGTTCTAGCAATGCCACGAAATTTTTCCCCGGTGCTGGAGATGAGCCGGAAGCAAACTACAATGGCGGCGGTTCTTACACGCTGGGTTCAAATGGCCCCGACGTGGTGATTGCGATCCGCGCAGCAAACTCGGGTCCGCAGACTTTTGAGAACTACTCTTCAATTTTCAACCCTGTTACCCCGGTAACTCTCGCCACTACCAGCCGAACAAATTCGAGCAGAGACGTAAACTCGGCTGTCAACGTAGTCAAGAGGAGTGCAATGTTCGTTGGGGGAGGTTTGTAATTCATGGCCTATTCTGATAGTTTCTCGAATTCGTTTAGGACCGACTTAAAGCTGGTTGATTTTTCCGAACCACTCAATTTTCCTGTTGTAGATTTTAACGCAGAGAGGCGTTTTGATCTCAATCTTATTTTCAACCCAAATGTTAACCTATGGCCCACAAGTTGGACCTTCATTTGCGCCCCGGATGAAATCTCCTGGACGACTTCTAACGCAGTCAATCGCGTCGATATCTTCGGCACAAACAGCCCGCCAGCAATTTCTGGGACCAAGGGTTTGCGTGAATTTACCTTGAGCAATGCGCTCGTCGAGGGTTTCTCTCGAAACAAGACGGTCGAGGCCAAGGTTTCAGCGTTAGAGGACCTCTTAAAGTATAAGTCTTCGCTGTCCGGTGGTTTCGTTAACGTCCCTGTGTACCAAGTGTGGGCGAACCAGAAGGGTTACGGTCAACAGGCATATTTCCTGCTCAAGAGTGTGCAGGTTAAGGAAAAGATGCGCGACCTCACGGGTGACTCAACTCGTGCTTACGTTGACGTCTCTTTCGTCGAGGTTCCTGCGTTTCAAGTGGACTCCGGTATTGACCAGGCACCGTTTTCACAGCAGGCAAAAAACAGCACTTTGCTTAAAATTGGTTTTACAGCGTCCCAAACACAGCTTGAAGCAGCGAAAAAAGGTTTCGCAAACCAGGGAATCGGCACAACAAAATCTAAATCAGGTGCCGGGGCTCCAACAGCAACACCTGCCTCAACGGGTTCTGCCTCAGCGACACCCTCCACCATTACAGCAACTGGGGGATTTAACCGTCTGGGTGGAATAAAAAACCCGAATTCAACCCCGCAACCATAAGTACCATAACATGGCTATTGACAATCGCACTTTTACGTTAATCGGGAAATTTGAGGACGGAATTACCCCCAATCTTAAGAAAATAAGTAAAGAGATAAACAACCTCTCCAAATCTTTTTCTAACCTTGAGTCTTCCCTCAAACCCGTTTCAAGGGGCTTGACAAACCTTAGCAAAAGCACAGACACGGTTTCCAAGTCTTTTATGGCACAACGCAATAGTGTTGAGTCAAGTATTCGAGCAATGTCTGCCTACGCTAAAGAAGCTGGAAGAGTCGTAGCAGCTAATAAAGCGATTGAACGGTCTGCAAAAGCAGCTGGTGGCGGTCGTACCCCCCCAGAGGCAGGTGGAGCAGGTGGAGGCGGTAGTTCCAAATCTTCAGCCGCAGCTGTAGGAGGTTTGGTTGCGGGTCAGCAACTAGCAGGCATGATATCTGGCGCCATTGTTAGAGGTTTTCAGGTGGGGGTTTCCATAATGCAGAAACCCTTCCAATACGCTGTCAACGCTTTTGGCGAACGAATGCAAGACGAGCTGTCAGATATTCAATCTGCCGGAGGGATGTTTTCAATCGATAAACGTGACAAAATGGGTGTCTTCAAGAGTTTTGAGGACGCCAGGGAGTTTCAGAAACAACTCAATGTCCGGTTAGCGCAATCTGCCGCCGCACTCCCTGGAGCCACGGAGGACTACGTAAAGCAAGCAAAACAACTGACTGACAATATGATGTTGGCTTACTCCAAGAATAAAAAATCTTTCATGGAGTTTGCTAAAACACTGGGGCCAGTGGCAGGAGAGCGCGACGCTCTTGGCCTTGTCTTGCAAAAATTCACCGAAAAATCTGTCTTACTTGGTATGGGCAGCGGCGGAAGTAGCTCATACGGCGTGCCGCAGATCCTGGCAATGCTTTTGGATCAAGAACGAGTGAATGTTCGTGCTTTTCAGAGATTTTCTGCTTACCAGAGCAACCCGCTCCTAAAAAACGCACTTGAAAACGCCCAACCAGAACTGGCTAAGACTGTTAAGGGCAGCTCAGAAAGACTCAAGCTAATTCAAAAAGTTCTGGACGAGGCAGTACCAAATGAAGTGGTAATGGCCCTCAAAAACTCCTTATCAGGGGTTAAAGAGGCTATTCGCTCGGGCCTACTGGACCCCGAAGCGGGACTGTTCGGTCTTGGTAGAGCCTTAAATTTAAGTGTCCCTAAAGTAAATGCGCTCGGTCAGTATCTGGATGAAAATGGTAGAGTAGTGAACGATGTAAATAGGGCTGTAAGGGAGTCTGCCTCCCTGTATGACTTGTTAAGGGAGACACTAGGGGGATTTGTTCTTCCTTTGTCTGAACTTGTAGGAATTCTTCCGCAAATTTTTGATCCTTTGGAGGGAATAGGTCGGCAGATGGTAGATTTTCGGGGCATAGCTCAAAGGTTCTACCGTAATTTTAACCAGTACGTGGCGGAGTTTGAGTATCTATCGAAATCCGTGGGAGGTGCCGCAGGTGGAAAAATCAAATCCACTGCCGGTGCCCGTGGGGCATTGCTTGCCTTCAGCGACCTTCTTACAGATTTTGGAGCCTTTAAGGAAACCGATTTCACACGAATTTCAAAACAACTCCAGAACCCCAACGTGAATTTTGCTAATGTGGGTAAAGAAATTTTCTCCACGCTTTTCAACTCCGACTTCATGAAGACAGTGGGCGAAGTGATCGGAAGCGTGGTTGGCTCCACACTAAAGATGGTCGGCGATTTGATGGCAGGGGTTACCGACATGACAGAAGCTGGGCCATTCGCCCAAGGATTAAAGAGTGGTTGGGATAAAGCCAAAGGGTCTATCGGCGTGACTCTGATATTCCGATCTCTTCTTCGAGTCATATTTAACGGACTAGTCAATTTATTCAAGAGCGCACCTTTAGAAACAAGCATATTTGCAGGATTAACTTTAGGACTGCCAGTTCTGCAAGGTGCGATTGCAGCCGGAATTACTAAGGTGTTTGAGTCTGTGTTGACGGGGGGAAGAGCAGGCGCAGCAATGAAGGGCATGGCGGGGGGTGGTAAGTTTATCCCTGGCGCTTCTTTAGCTTTTGGTGCTCTTGACGTCGCCATGAGAATGGGATCCGGTCAGGATGCCGGAAGAGCTATTGGGGGCGCGGCGGCAACCGCTATCGGAGCAACTCTAGGGGGCATTCTAGGTCAGGCCATAATCCCTGTCCCTGGTGTCGGAGCGGCGGTGGGAATGGTTGCAGGCGGTGTCATTGGTGATAAGATTGGATCATATCTCTTAGGACCCTCCGACGCTCAACGGGCAGCCGCAGAAGCTCAAAAAGCGGCTGCCGACGCAATGAACCGAGCTCAAGAGGGAGCGGCAGGAAAATACTTCGATCCGTCGAAACTTGGAGGTGTTGAAGCAATTTCTCAACGATTCGGGGGAGGTGCTGGGCTATTAAAAGCACTTTCCGATCCTGCTCAAGTGAAACAATTGGGTCTTTCGCCGGAAGGTGTCCAACAAGCTAAAATCCTAGCCGGGTATATGACTCAGCTAAACGGCGCAGTTAGCAAAACAAAATCTGCTCAAGACACCTACTCTCGCGCTGTTGCCTTAAATACAGGGAATCAAGAAACAGCTCGGAAAAGACTGGAAGCGGCTCAGACAGCTCAAAGGACACTAGAAGCCAGTATGAGAAAGGCGTGGGAGACTACAAGTTCTTCAGAAAGACTAAGGTTAACCACGGCTGCGAACGCTCTGTCAGGCGCAATTAACGAAGCTGCCTCAAAATTACGCAGAGGGTCTAGCATTGGTGAGACGCCCGCCGCCTTCGCCAAACCCGTTTACGCAGGGACACCGGGTCGTAAAATGGGTTTGTTTGACGCAATTGCTACTGAAATGGCACACAAACCGGCTGGAACCGACTTGCTGATTGCGAACTCAAGTGAAACTGTAATTCCAGCAGCAGGTGGTTGGGCTGGAAGTATGGCGTCTGGGTTTGACGTTTTCACGTCCGCTGCTAAAAAACTTGCCGAAATGGCTGGAGGAATGTCTGGTCTGGGTGACATCATCAGCGTTGGTAAAAAACTTCTGTCCATGGGTCTTCAAGTTGGAGAGAACCCATACTTCCAGTATGGTATGGGATTTCTCCCTGGTGGTGGTGGTAGAATTGGTCGTCACGCTAAAAACTCGTATCACTACAGAGGGAGAGCCTTAGATGTGTCTGGGCCGCCAGGTTTACTAGACGCAGCATACGCTCAACTCAAGGGCACTAACCCTGCTGAACTTTTGTGGCGCTCCCCCGGTCACTACGATCACCTCCACGTTGCTTATGCCATGGGCGCAGGAATGCCAGCGTTCTTCTCATCACAAAGAGCTGCGATGGATTGGGAGCGCAAGGCGACACTAGGCAACGTCAAAGTTTCCTCGATAACTTCGAATTCCTCCGAAGGAATGGGAGGTGCGGTGTCCGTGAACGCACCGATCACGATTTATCAACAGCCGGGTCAAAACTCCGAGCAACTTGCCGCCTTGGTGGCGATGGAACTTTCAAACGCAATCAATCAAGCTCGCTCTTCTTCGATGTACGTGTAAACTATGGCAGGAAACTTAATCATCCCCCGCGTAGAAGTGTACTGGGGAAAAGTGAATCTAACTTCTTACTCCGGTGACGAAAACTACCCGAAAGGCGACCCCCTGGTTTACAAGGTCGAGTGCACATTGCCGCAGCAATCAGACAACCCGAGCGGTTCGATGATGTGGGTGCCTACAGCGGGAGCATACAAGATCTATGAGAAACTACTTCGAGAGAACGCTGACGAACAGATCGTAACAACCTTCGGTTACGCGGGAAAGAAGAAAGTCTCCTTCATTTGGATGTGGGGTGGCAACGGTTACAGTTACGGTAACACGATGGCGCTGAAAGTGTTCCTCCTCTCCGAGCTCAGCGGTTTGATCAACGCAAACACCCGAAGCGTGGCAAACAACGAGGACAACTCAATGACGATGCTGGGTGCGGTTCAAACCACGGAAAGACTCTTCGCCGTAGACAAATTGAAGATCATCCGTTACACGGACACGGCTCGAAAAGACCTACAGGACAATAGAATCAAGAACCAGTATGGCCGAGACCAAACCTTTGTGTCTTCGATCAACAACATCGTCAAAGAAAACGGAAACTACGTCTTTTCGACCAACATTGTCTCGGAAGCTGCTACAACCCGCGGAAACACTTCCGTCACAGGTAAGACCGAAACGGCTTCGAAATTGGTGATATTCACTCCCTACCAATACGAGGAAGGAAAGGCCCCTGTCCTTGATGGCCAAAGTAGAGGTTATAACGAGTTCCCCGACCCTACAAAACGTTATGGTTATTTGCTCGGTCCCAGTCTGATTAACACAATGGAGCGTTCATTCCAGTGGGCACCTCCTCAGCAGACTCAAATGCCAACTCCTGCGAAAACGAGCACTCCCAAAAGGAACAAGGGGAAAGCCGGTCAGAAAACCCCCGTAAATAAACAGCAGGAAAAAGCTTCCGGCGTGGGTGCAGTCAGCGGAACTTCTCTGGCAGCAACAAACCCTGGCATCAGTGTCGCAGTCGACAAAGTTGGGCCGGAAAAACAAATTCTTCAGCAGCTGGAAGCAGCAGCGAAACTAAGTTTCAGCACCTTTCTTGTTCCCGCGCTCGTTGGTATCAAGCCCTACGACATCATCTATATCCCTGCCTTAGATGCAGAAGGTCCGGAGGATATTGAAGACTGGATTGTCAACACGGTTGATTATAATCAAACCGACGGAGGTGTAGACGTCAGCGTTACAGCGAGTCGAACATACGGATTCGGAGGGAACTTAATGAACCCTGTGAGTGGGTTCGTTTTCCTTGAGAAAGCTAAAACTCTTACAACACTGGAGAAGTGGGAAGAGTACGCCTGGTGTATTACACCGAGCACTCCGACAACTTTGGCAGGACCGGTCCCCATTCCTGTTATTCCGGCTTCGCGATAGAGTTTACCGTCTAAGGTCGCCGCTATAGTAAGGTTGAATGCGCTGGCAACAAGGCCAGACTGCCGCATTCTTACCGAGACACAAAATGGCTACTCAAACTTTCAAAATCAGCCCCAATCTCGACGAGCGTAATCGCGCTCGACTCGAAAGCAAAACCTACACTCGGGCATACACCGACATTCCGAACTCCGCTCTTCCAGAGAGCCTGCGAGTTGCTCTCAATGCGGTCTTCAAGGCTCTGACCGGTGAAGATCTGGATGAGTCTGGAAGCACTTTCACCGTCCGTGCGGACGCGAATGGTGTTTTCAAGCGCCTCTACTCCCCGACCGTTTTCTCTACTGAGGAAAAAGGTCTTGTGATTCGCTGGGGCGACCAGGATATCTCCCTGGACGTTCAACCCGGTAAAATCACTACCTCTTCCGCCCCGAAAGGCACCAAATTTGCCTTCAAGGAAGAACAGATTGGCAAGTTCACCGAGCCTGTCCTCAGCGTTTCCACAACGTTTGACGGCACTCTGTACACTCTGCCGATTCCGGTTCGTTCCGCTGACTACGAAGACAAAATCAGCGCGGATCTTCTTGACCTGCTCCTGGATGAAAACCCGGAAGCAATCGCCGAGAAAGTTCAGCTCGCCTCTGATCTTTCCAAGCGTGGTGAAGGTTCCGGCGAGCGGATGGTTGGCCCCTTCGTGAAGGTGGCAAGCCTGCCGATCGGTGAATACAAGATCACCACTTACCGCAAAAAGGAAGGCGGCCAATACGGCACCGACTACTTCCTGCAGGCCCAGGTAACTGAGCCCTTCACCGCTCCCGTTCGCACGGAAGTTGATGGAGAATGGATGGACGTCGAAACCGAAGTTGTTGACTGGTGCATTGTTCGCCCGAACAACGCTCTGAAGAAAACTCTCGCTGCCGATCCGTTGATCGCCCCGGATTCCCCTGCCACTCTCCGTGTGATTGAACATGGTGAGTATAATGGGTTTCCGACTGCGAAGTGCATCCTGAAGGTTACTGCATTCGCCGAAGATCCTGATTCGTTCGATCTGGACTTCTGAACCCCTTGACAGTTTGCCCTGGCCTTACCGGCTGGGGCTTTTTGCTATACTCGAACGGAAACAACTACCCAAACTAAAAAATGGCCGACCCTTTTTCTGGAGCTGCTGGCACCACGAAACAAGAAATTGACATTCTAGGGAAAGGAAAAGAAAGGAAGAAAGCACGCTCATTTGGCTCATCGGCAAAGAAAGAGGAGGAAGACAAGAAAGCTCCCGTGAAAGTATCGGAGCTGTACAACGCTGGGATCGCACTTCTTGAGGCTCGGGGGTTCCGAGTGGAACTCAGCGAAACTGGCGACCACGTCAACCACCGCATTCTAAGACCGCAACCACCAGAGCAAATCAAGGGAATCAAGTATCCAAACTCCTTTGAACCACTGCAAGACATCTGCACCGATGCCCACTTCGAGCTAATCGAAGCTGCTTTTCACCCGGACACTTGTGAACCAGAAGTAAGAACGTTCTGGGAACCTTTGTTTCGCCCGAAAGCGGGTGACAGCGACCTATCTTCCTTCACTGAACGCCTGCTAAAGATGAAGCGGGTGAATCAAGCGAAGAACATTCACCAAACACTTGACTATGGACACACCTTTGACCCAGTTGGCCGTTGGGGTGGCCAACCTGTTCTTAACCCTCGGATCTGGGTTCCTGACCGGGATTGGTTTGACCCTGCGCTTAACAAGGTCACTTTTTCTGATGTTTTCACAATCTTCCCCGAAGCCGAGCAAGAAATGCTCCGACTTATCCTCGGAAGAGTTGGTGTCGGCAGAGCCAATCACCTTCCTCCCGGGAGGACAGAGCCAGTGGACCACACCGCTCGTATGGCGGGTGTTATCGTCGGGAAAGACGCAGGTCTTGGTAAGTCAACCCTGTTCAATGGGCTCACCGCAGCTCTTCAGCGATGTGGTTTCGTCACCCACACCTTCAAATCAACTGAGGACCGATTCGGTCTCAAAGCAGCAGCTCTCAGCGACGTTGCCTACAAAGACGACACAAGTCTCACGTCGCTCAAAAAGTTCCTCGCAGCCGAAGAAACCAAAATCCTGATTACCAATGGTTTGTTCCAAGTTGAAGAGAAGTTTCAGGCCGCTGAGCAGATTTGGCCGAAGACTGTTATCCTGGTTAACTCAAACGACTGGAATAGCAAGTTCGCCTACGATCTTGATCCAGGCATTATCGACCGAATCAAAATCATTTCGACCTACCGCGAGTACGAAGTGGCAAAGAATCGAGAGACTCTGGAGGGAACCGTTTCGGAGGGCTCACCGGATCTCCGCCCACGGGCACATATCCCGTACCTTGCGGACAAACTCGGGGTCAGTCAAGAGGCGCTTTATCTTTGGTGCTTGCGGTTGGCAACTGACCGATTCTGGGAAGTCATCAACGACACTCGTGACCCTTCAATTAACCGGCTCCAAGTCGAGGTCCGGTACTGGACGACTCGGCAGAGGATCCGCTTCAAAGCGGATGTTACACAGGCGCTCGTCAATGGGATGGCATTTGCGTGGATGCTCCGGACAGGAAACACGGAAATCCCTGAGCTCACGCCGGACATGCTACAAGAATGCCTCGACCACTTCTACTTCCTCGGAGTTGACCCGTCGGGCCTTCACATGATGACCAGGATGAAGAAACACTGGGAACTCGCAGGTAGGCCATCGACGCACTACTATCAAGGTTTCCGTGAGATTCGTTGGGAGTCGATCAAGAAAGCCGTCACGTATTTCGAACAGTTCGGCCGTAACTCAGGGGGAAGTTCAACCACCGCTGAAGTTATCAAGGACATGATGGAAAAACTGGTGATGCGAGACGGCTTCAAGATCGGTGGGTCTGCGAACTACGTGATCGAGAACTGGGAAAACATGCGTCACGCGAGCGAAGAACTGCAGATGGAGGGCAAGGAACTTATCGAGGAAATCGAGGAATTCGATCGAATTCGTCTGAGCAATCCGGAAGAGCGTTGTTACGACAAGTGGTTGGAAAACAAGCACTACTCGCCCGATCGCGCTGAAAAGTTCCGCTCTGTCGCTCGTGAAAAGCTTTTCCGTCTGGAAACGATCTCCTGAGGGTATAACTATGAATGTAACTAACTCTCTCGAGACTACCACGGTGGACGCATTTTCCTATGAGTGTCAAAAACAAGCAAGGTTGAAAGCCCAGCTCGAATCAGAAGGCTTCACCTGCTGTGACGACCCTGCAAACCTTTATGACAAGATTGGCACTGTTCAAGAGATTGAGTGTCTCTGTGAGCAGTACACCCCTCGGCTTCTAGCCAAGCTGTATGCCAAAGGCACGGAAAGTCTCGAGCATTCTTTCTTCCTCTGTCCCCTGTGGCAGATCATCAAATTCAGCTACGTGATTCCTCAGCCTGGGGAGTATTTCACCGCAAAATATGTGATTGGAATTCGTCGCGTCGGTGAAAACGTTTTCGTACCTTCCTTGCGTCTTCCTTTGACATGAGCAGCGAATTCTTCAGCAGCAACACCCCCGATACACCAACGCCTCTCAACAGTGCTGGAACGCCAACGCAAAAGTATCAGAACGCTGCTGGAGAGTTCGACCTGAAGAAATCCCTTGAGCGCAAAATCAAATCGAGAAAAGATCAGGACATTCCGGCTTTCTCTGAGGACGATGCCATTCAACGCTACTACGGAGATTTCTCGATCGAGTCGAAGCGAAATGCGCGAGATCTTCTTCGTACGCACCCGGAGTTCGGGCAAGAAGGAAAGATGCGAATGAACCGTGTGGGCAATAATACCCGCGAAGTTCTACCTCACGACCCCACCAAGACCGTTGAAAACGGTGGGCACATTGTCTACCAGGATCAACCGCAAACCTCTCAAAAGAAGTACAACAATGGCTCAAAAGTACACTGATCCGCAGACATTCCTGAAAAATCTGGTTGTCAAGAAAGGCAAAAGCGACCTTCTAGGTGTGTATCTAACCGGTGTCACCGTTGTAGCCGACGCTGTGAACGATTACGGTTACGAGTACAGCCAAGAGTGGGTTGCAAAGAACGTTGAGACTCTTCAAAGAAAAGAAGAAGCCAGCTGGAACAAGTTGCTGGTTGAAACTCGCAAGAACACAGACGATATCGTTCACACTCTTACGTTCAGCCGGTTGGACGAATCGATCACGATGTATTTCATTGTGGAAGGGCATGAAATGTCAGCGATGGTTTTCATTCCAACGCTTTTGGTGAACGAGTTCGTATCGGAAATTGCCTTTTACAATCAACTCCTGACTGAAGTGGCAGCTTTCGCGGGTAAAACACCAACCAGCGTCAAATTTACGTTGGGCGCTGCTTTGATGGACTGGGACGACCTTGTTGAACAAGGGTGCGCTCGCGAGGTGGACGTCGGCTTCTAGGTTTACCGGGGTTACCACTCCCTATAATAAATCGCTCAATTGCTCACCATGTGGCACATTGTCTACCTCTCGTACGAGAGTTGTAAAACGGGAAGGGACTACATCGGAAAGAGATCCACTTCCAATCTTCATGATGGGTACTTGGGGTCTTTCACGGACTCCTCCTTTAACCCTGATACCCGGATTATTCTTGGGTACTACAAAACATCTCAGGCAGCAATCGTTGCTGAAATACAGTGGCAAAGAGTGTTTCAGGTTGCAACTGATCCGCAGTACGCAAACCGTTCGTATCAAACCTCTAAAAAGTTTGAGTGCGTGGGGCACACTGAAGAAACTAAATTAAAAAAGTCTCTTCAAACAAGAGGTGAAAACAACCCCATGTACGGAAAAACGGGTGAACTTGCCCCGGCAACACACATGCGCTGGTTTTACAACCCGATAACTGGGGAAGAACGTTACACACGCGAATGTCCCACGGGCTGGAGCACCGGAAGACCCTCAATCGGTCTTGCGTCATTAGGGCGAGAAGTCTCCCAAGAAACCCGAGACAAACTGAGAGAGTACCAACTCAGTGTACCGACTGAGGAAAGATACTGGTTCGGTAAAGAAGGGAACGCCTCAGGAACCCGGTGGTGGGTAAACCCTGAGACCGGTGAAACAAAACGCAGCAAAACAAAACCTGGACCCAACTGGATTAACAAAAGAAAATGACCCCGAACGACTATCAAAGCAGCGCCCTTGCAACGGCAATTTACCCGAATCAAGGGCAAAATTTCATTTATCCGACTCTCGGACTGGTCGGTGAAGCGGGCGAGGTTGCAGAAAAGGCGAAAAAGATTATCCGGGATGGGGACGGAATTCTTACTGACCCCGCTCGGGAAAAGATCGCCCTCGAGCTCTCAGATGTTTGCTGGTATGTAGCGGTTCTTGCTTACGAACTTGACTACACTATGGAGGAAATCATGCAAATGAACCTGGACAAACTTGCTTCTCGTGCTGAACGTGGAGTGATCGCTGGCTCTGGTGACAACCGATGAGAGCTTCCAAGTGCACCTTCAAAGACATGATGATTGCCGCCATCGGCAATCTCCAGCTCGGCACTTCCACCTCCTTCATCCAGGTGGAGTTTGGCCTTGCTGAGCTTGAAACCTGCTGGAGC